TCAGTACTTTCGCCCAAGAGCCACCTGAAGCGCCTCTTTATCCAGCATGGCTTCGGCAAGCAGCTTCTTGAGTCTGGTGTTCTCTTCCTCAAGCGACTTCAGGCGCTTAACTTCAGGCACCTCCATACCGCCATACTTCTTACGCCAGGTGTAAAACGTGGCATCGGAAATGGCATGCTTGCGGCAGAGTTCACGGGCGGGTACCCCAGCTTCGGCTTCGCGGAGAATACTGATGATCTGTTCGTCGGAAAAACGCTTCTTCATGGGGATGTCCTCATGTGGCTTATGAAGACATTACTAACATCGGGGTGTACTAATCAACGGGGAGCAGGTCAGGGGGAACTTTAATGTCGGTTGAGCATACTTGTTTCCTTGAACTGGCGAAGCATTCCCTGACTCTAAACGGTGAGATGTGGACAAGAAACGCTATCAGCCGAGCATATTATGGCATGTACCATTCCGCCTTAAGGATTACCAATAATCTTGTACCGACTGCTACAGAAGATGGTGAAAAATTAAAAGGTGGAGTTCACATGCGAGTCTATACCGTCTTTTGTAGCGGTGAGGCAGCAGCACTGAACGATGTTGATGTTAACGCAGTAAAAAAAATCGGCGTTAAACTGAAAATGACGCATGCCCAACGTGTTAATTCTGATTACAAGCTTGAACGGAAAATCAACCGGATTACCGCGCTAAGTGCAATTCAGGACGCGGAAGAGGTCGATGCAATCGTTAATAAACTGCTGAAGGTTGGCGATGATTCGTTAACTGCATAAGCTGAAATTTCTAAAAATACAAACCCGCCACCCGGCGGGTTTTTTGCTTTCTGGAGCCTATCAAATGGCAGTATCTGACCAGACCCGCAGCGGCGACCTTGCCGAAACATTCAAATCCGAGCGAGACACAACAAAGAACCAGATCCGCGTAGCTTTGCCTGGCATCGTTCAGTCATTCGATCCTGGCGCGGTGACGGCGGTTGTGCAGCCTGCAATCCGTTCGGTTGAAACTGACAACGACGGCAACCGCGTTACCAAAAATTACCCGCTGCTGGTGGATGTGCCGGTGATATTTCCGCGCGGCGGCGGCTGCACGTTAACTTTCCCGGTGAAAGCCGGCGATGAATGCCTGGTGATTTTTGCCGATCGCTGCATCGATTTCTGGTGGCAGAATGGCGGGATACAGGAGCCTGTCGACGACCGGGTGCATGATTTATCGGATGCATTCTGTATCGTCGGGCCGCAGTCGCAGGCGCAGAAAATCAGTGGCATCAGTACCAACGCCGCACAGCTGCGTACTGATGATGGTGCTGCGTTTGTGGAAGTGGCCGCAGGTCATAACGTCACGGTAAAAACTCCCGGCACGCTGACAGCGAATGCAGAAGGAGGAACCACGATCACGTCGCCCACCATTACACTAAACGGTAACGTGACAATAAACGGAAATCTTTCTCAGGGTATGGGGGAAAGCGGCGGTACCGCAACGATGCGCGGTCCTGTCACGGTGACTAACGATGTGAAAGCCGGTGGCAAGAGCCTGATGACGCACACGCACGGCGGAGTACAGACCGGCGGCGGTAACACAGGAGCGCCAAACTGATGCGATACAGACGTGAAGACGCCGACGGTGATTACACCTTTGGCAGCGGCGATGATACCTGGCTGATTAACTCACCGGAGGCCGTCGCGCAGGCTGTGAAAACACGATTCGAATTGTGGTATGGGCAATGGTTTCTCGACACCACCGAGGGGACACCGTGGATTCAGTCCGTACTCGGTAAGCAGAAGCCAGAAACCTACAACCTGGCGATCCGTAAGCGCATCCTCGAAACGCGTGGCGTTAAATCCATTCTCTCTTTCAATACGACAGTGAACACGACGACGCGCCGCGTCCAGTTCTTCGCTGAGATCGACACTATCTACGGAACAACGACAGTAACCAGCGAGGCATAAATGGCCCTCAATTTGGACACACTTGGCTTATCGGCAACGGTAACCGCTGAGGGGATCAGCGCGCCTGATTACCAGACGATACTCGATACCCTGACGAGCTATTTCCAGCAGATTTATGGCAGTGATGCTTATCTGGAGCCAGACAGCAAAGACGGCCAGATGGTGGCTATATATGCCCTGGCTATTCACGATGCCAACAACACGGCTATAGCGGTCTATAACTCCTTTTCTCCGTCAACTGGTATAGGTCGCGCACTTTCAAGCAACGTAAAAATTAACGGCATTGCCAGGAAGGGAGCCACCAACTCAACTTCAGATCTTGTTCTGGAAGGTGAGCCCGGAACGCTCATCACTGCAGGCATGGTGCGAGATGACAACGGGAAACTATGGGCTCTACCAACAAACATCAATATTCCACCATCGGAGACCGTGACAGTAACCGCTACGTGTACGACACCCGGTGCCGTTGCTGCGCTGGCTGGTACCATCAGGAACATTGCAACCCCTACCCGCGGCTGGCGAACGGCCACCAACCCGGCAGCGGCCACGCTCGGGCAACCCGGGGAAAACGATCCGCAGTTACGTGTCAGGCAGTCAAGAAGTACAGCATTACCTTCCAAGACGACCATTGATGGTATGGATGGGTCTTTGCTGGATATTTCCGGTGTAACAAGGGTACGTATTTACGAGAACGACACGGACACTACTGACAGCAATGGTCTGCCGCAACACTCGATTTGCGCCGTGGTGGAGGGCGGCGACGCTACTGAAATAGCCACTGTCCTGTCTAAGAAGAAGGACCAGGGGACTTTCACCTTTGGCACTACCGCCGTCGACATCACCGGCAAGTACGGTGAACCGAAAACAATCAGGTTCAGCAGGCCGACAATCGTCAACATATTTGTTGATATTGAACTGACCACTTACCCGGGTTATACGTCGCAAATTGCTGATCAGATGAAGGTTGAGATTGCAAAGTATATCAACAGTCTCGGTATTGGCGAGAATGTACTCATCAGCCGGATTTATTCACCTGCTAACCTCGGGGTAATGAGTGGAGGGGCCAGCCGGTATTACGATATCACCTCACTGAAAATTGGTAAGACGGCAGCCGGGGTTAGTGCGGCTAACGTGGACATTCTGTTTAACGAAGCCGCTGCTGGGGACGTTGCCAACATTAAGGTGACACCGGTATGAGCAAATACACGGAAAGAATAACGAATTACCACGCTACTAAGCCTCTTTTTAAACAACACGTTGACCTGATAACTCGGCCATTAACCGACATCGTAAAATCCCAGGAAAGCTTTATAGCTGCGTTTGACCTCGATCGGGCCGTGGGTGTGCAGCTCGACGTCGTTGGGGAATGGGTGGGGCGTGGCAGAACTGTGAGCGTACCTATCGCGGACGTCTATTTCTCCTGGGACACTGAAGGGCTTGGATGGGATCAAGGTAGCTGGCAAGGGCCATTCGACCCTGATACGGGTTTCACCCGTCTGAGTGACGATACGTACCGTGTGGTACTGAAAGCGCAAATCGCGATTAACACCTGGGATGGCACGATCGGCCATCTTGAGGACATTCTCGAAACCATCTTTGCCGGTTCCGGAATAGAAATGCAGATCATCGACAACCAGGACATGAGCATCACGATAAATGCTATCGCCATTAATGGAATAGCAAACACATCGGCTGAGCTTATTTCCGTTATTAAAGCAGGCGAGCTGAATATCAAAGCTGGTGGCGTGAGAGTTAAAAACCTCAATGTCATTGATCCCGCTCGTCCTCTATTCGGTTTTGACACACAGAGTATCGCTATCGCCGGTTATGACGCCGGATACTGGAGCTAATAAATGGCAAAAAACGAGTTTAAACCCTTCTCCATAGCTGGCGGGGCTAACGTTATTTCACAGGCTGACTATGAGGTTCTGGCAGCCCTTTCAACCGGTTTTACCGCTGGAGTTGCAAAAGCTAGCGAAATTAACAAAGTCCTGCGGCAGGCATCTTTCGTTGCAGCTGCACTTGCTCAGTTTATCAGTGACAAAACCAATAGTGATGTACTGGATGATGGCAGTCTGTCTGGATTTGAAACGAAACTGATCGCAGCCCTGAATGCACTTTCACAGCCGCTGGATGCCACGCTTACGGCACTCGCCGGGTTGCAAACTGGCCCGAATAAAGTCCCCTATTTTACGGACGCGGATGTTGCGGCACTTACAAACCTGACTTTAGTGGGGAGGAATATCATAGGGAAAGGGTCTGTCAGCGATGTAGTACAATATCTCGGCTTACAAAATGCTCTGGTTAAAGGGTCTTATGGGTTAGGGTCACGAGATAGCCAGAGTGCGGCCAGCAAAGAGCATGTTGGTAGTTTTTTCTACGAACCCTTTCAGCCTGGCACCCTTTATCCTGATAGTGTTGTTGCCATCGAATCCGCAGGCCCAACAACTCAGGAGTGGGGGCAGTTTGCGGTCTCCTACGGTACTGCTCTTCGTGTTTTTGCTGCTCACAAATCATATTCAGGTCAGCCTGAAACGACGGAGCTTTACCATGACCAAAGGAAACCAACAGCCAGTGATGTAGGGGCATATCCTTTAACTGGTGGCATTCTTAACGGCAATATGTCCGCTACGGGTAGTGTGACATCTGGGGCCGGGAAAGATATTTCATCAGCTCAGGATGTATGGGCTGGCAGAGATATTTATGCTCAACGAAATTTAAGTGTGACTTCCATTGCATCAGTCGGTTCTGATTTGACCGTTGGAGGCAGCGTTGGTGTTACGGGAAACGTCGATGCTGGTGGCTTTGTTCGCTCGGGTGCTGGTAAGGATGTTGTATCACAAAATGATATCTGGGCAGCTCGAAATATTTATGAAAATGGCCAGCGAGTCTATAGCCCAAACAACCCACCACCTAATAAATTTAGTAAGTCATTAAACACTATCTCTTGGGAGAAAAACCTTGAGACTGGTGTGATTCGACAATGGGGATATGTTGCTGTTAGCGATAATGATTTTGTCAGCGTGAATCTACCGCTAGCGTTTCCTTCTTCCTTTCTGTGTCTTAATGTAACTCCAAGTGCAGAAGGACGGATTGTGGGTACGGATGTTCTATCCGCGCATGGGAGCATCACCAATAATACTTCATTTGGTGTTGGACTCTCTGCTAATTTCCAGGGTAGTTATACGGGCGTGTATTTCGAGGCAATAGGAGTTTAATATGGCGATTTATAATAAAGATACAAAGCAGTATTCCATTAGTGGCTATAGCAATTATGCATGGTCAGCTTCAAAAAATGTGTTCTATCTTATTACTGACTTGATTACCTATGTCAGAGCGGGGAACTGGCCTGATGACGCTGTAGAGGTATCAGACGATGTATTTAACGAGTTTGCTACCTTCCAGAATAGAAACGGAATGATCAGAGGTGTCGGTAGTGATGGTCTTCCTACATGGGTGACGCCACCAGAACCTTCAAAAGAACTGCTGATACGAAATGCAGAAGCTAATCGTAATACGCTTACGGCAAAAGCCAGTGTTGAAATCGATATTCTGACAGATGCAGAATCTGATGGAACAATCACCGATGAGGAAAAAGAATTACTGGCGAAATGGAAAACATATCGCCTTGCGTTACGTCGACTTGATTTAACAACAGCTCCAGAAATCGATTGGCCAGAAGTTCCTGTCTGATTAAATATTCTTTTATATCAGGGGCAATTAATCCGTGCCCCTGAATCTATCAATTACTCCAATACGGCTCGCTTTGTGTTTCTTTTGAAAAATGGTCTCTCAATAAAATGGTATGAAGCATAGGCAAGTACGATTGAAATTAAGCAATACAAGGCCAATTTAAACCAACCGTTAGGAAGCCCTATTTCGGTAAGACGTTTGTCTAGCCCTGTATTCATTAAAGTGTGTATTAAATAAAGGGAATATGAGATGTTACCAAAAAAAAGAAGCAACTTCGGAGTTTTGTTTTTAAAAAGGTCTTCATTGATTGTTAGTGCAACAAAAAATAACAACATATATAAACCTCCCGACAACGGGCCGTGAGTAACATGTTGCTCGAAATAAATACCAGCTAAAGAAATGATTAAGAATATCATTCCAAATATTCTTCTTGCAAGCACACTTAAAACAGTAACATGTTTATATAGTTTTTGGAAAATAACGCCGTACAAAAATAATATAATTATAGGGTTTGTAGCCAGATTAAGGTATTTATGGCTTGACGCAATACCTGTGTCACTTAAAGTTGGCGAGAGGCCAATCACTACGGGAACAACCAAAACCATTGATATAATGATTAAGGTTAAAGCAAAGGTTCTATTTTTAACAAGCAATGAAAATGTAACTAATAAGTAAAAATACATTTCATAAATCAAAGACCATCTAATGCCGTACATATTTTCATTATTTAGATAAAGTGGTCCATTCTGTGATGTAACTGGAGTCATAGTGACCGCGCTAATTAAATTCTCAATTTTGTCTGGATAATGGAATGTACTCATTGCTCCACCAGTTAAAAATGCAACAAGCAACCAAAAATAATATGCAGGAAGTAAACGTTTTAGACGATGCTTAACAAAGACAAAACAGCCATTAAGGTTTGAGTTTGCCTTGCTAGAGGACATGGAAATGACAAAACCACTGATGATGAAAAATATATCCACACCTAAATAGCCATATTTCATTAAGCTATTACCGAGCCCATCATATGCAGAATCTATAATCCAGCTGAAATGAAAAAGCATTACTGTAATGGCTGCCAGACCGCGCATTGTATGCAGTGAATCGAGCCTGTTATTTAGATTCCCTGCTAAATTATCTGTCATATCATTTCTCTTGCTGATTTGTAAACCAGAGCTGAATTGCTGGAACTTTTACATTTTTAGAAGCCGCAGTCCCTCGTATGCTAGAAAGGACTGCGGCTGGTTGCTCAGTGTTCATGCCTGAGCAATCGACAGGAATACTACCTGAGTGATTTTTAAAGTCCAACCTGGCGAACTGTCGGGAACTCAGATACCAGCCACATATCGGCTTCTTCAAACATATCCTCCAGCATGCGGTTCAGCTTCTCCCGATCGTTTTTGCTTGCATCGCTATTCAGGCCGTTCGCCTGCATCGGCTTCACCCTCACTTCGGCATCAGGGAAGATATGGTGCACTCGCTTCGTCAGCTCTGCCAGGATAATCTCTCTGGCCCCTTCAAGTCCCTCTACATTTCGCTTGTCATAAACCAGTTCAACGAACATAAAAGCCTCCGGAAAACCACTGTGATTGTATACAGTATTTTTACTGTAAAAATAAACAGTGTCAAGGCGAGCGGGACGCGAAAGGGGGAGGGGATTTTGTTACCCTTAGTTACAAATAGAGAAACCCCAGACCGTGAAATCTGGGGTTCTTTTAAAGTGCACGTGCATTTCACGTGCATATTTTTGTCTTTTCTCGGTCTGCCTGCTGTCTGGTCAGTGTCCGTAAGTGGCTGTTTTTATTGCCGCTGTCCGGTTGCAGTCCTATCAAAAGTGGTGGAGCTGGCGGGAGTTGAACCCGCGTCCGAAATTTCTACATCCTCGGTACTACATGCTTAGTTTGTCTTTACATTCGCACGCCAGCTGCGGACAGACACGCCACTAACGAACTAGCCTGATTAGTTTTAACGCTTCAACCCCAGGCAGGGCTTCCACGCGATCTCTTTTGGGTTTGACCTCTCTTTGATCCCCGTCTTAAGAGCGGAAGCTAGGGAGAGAGGGCTCAGAGCAGGTTATTAAGCTGCTAAAGCGTAGTTTTCGTCGTTTGCGACTATTTTTTTGCGGCTTTTAACGAGGCAAACCGCCCCTCGGCATGCACCTTGGGTTTCGCAAATCCCGTCGAATCCAGAATCAGCCCCAATAGTGTTGAACTAAGTATACCAGATTTCACTTCCTGGATACCAGCCCGGAACGCTAACTTATTGAATAGTACAATAAGTGTGCAGAATCAACGTCCTGCGTTTTTCATAATGCGCGCTTTATCAAGCTGCCACTCGCGCTCTTTCAGGTCAGTACGTTTGTCGTGCTGTTTTTTACCTTTCGCGACGCCAACTTTCACTTTGCACCATGCGTTTTTCCAGTACAGCGACAGGGCTACCACGGTGAAACCTTCACGGTTGATGCGTCCGTAGAGGGATTCCAGCTCACGCTTGTTCAGCAGCAGCTTGCGGGTGCGCGTTGGGTCACACACGTAGTGTGAGGAGGCGACGGTCAGCGGCGTAAAGTTAGCGCCGAACAGGAAGGCTTCGCCATCTTTCAGGATCACGTAACTATCACCGATGTTGGCTTTCCCGGCGCGCAGCGATTTTACTTCCCAGCCCTGCAACGCAAGGCCAGCTTCGAATTCTTCTTCAATGAAATACTCGTGGCGAGCACGCTTGTTGAGCGCAATGGTCGCCGAGCCTGGTTTATGTGCTTTTTTCTTCGTCAT